GGCCGCAACAACTGCTTGGCTCTTGGTCGGAGCTGGCTTTGGGGCGGGCCGCGCTTTCCCGGCGGAGGGAACTGAAGAGGCAGGTTTCGCGCTTCCGGCTGGAACAGATACCAACGCGGCGTTTACGCGCCCTTTCCGCTTCTTCTCGCGGACAGGAGTCCCAGGAGCAGGTAGAGCATCGGCAGCAAGCCCGGCAACAGGAGGAGCAGGTGGAACATCGGTAGCGGATGTGGCGGTCACGATCGAAAGGAGAAACAGAGTTTGCAGAAAAGGAGAGAATCCCATAATGATGAGGCAAAGCCAGATTGAAGAAAACCCAAAACCCTGAAACTGGAAAAAGAAAACAGAAAGGAAAAATCGCCCCCCCCCGGAGGCGAAAACCCTTGGAGATAGTCAAGCATAATCAACAGAGGCGAACTTCGCCAATGCTGGATGCACAATGAGTTGCGGAGGCTCAGCCTCAGCATAGAGTTGGCCAACTTGATATAAATCGTTCATCGTTAACCCGTAGCGCTGATAAATCATCGCAGAATAACCATCTGCTAGTACACCCTTAGAAGGACGATCGTATTGTACCTGATATTTATCTAACTCAACTGGGGCTGCCGGAGGAACCGACCAAGCTTGGGCAAACTCATACAATGGGGTGGGAAGGAATGTCTCACCAAAACCACAAGCGACGGATCGCAAATGATACCGGAGACAATAGCCCAAATCAGATGGAAAACCACCCATTTCAAGCTGTTTGGTATACTTGGCCTGAACATCCCCATCTGCAATGCCAACTTTTAAAAGGCGACTCGGCAGAGGGGTCCAAATGTATATCAACTCCTCCTCAACCACAGGGACCCACCAACCTTTCAAAAAGGTGACGAACAGCGGCCCGGTGGAATGCACAAATTCCTTGATTTTCAACTTAAAGCCAAAACGCAGCATTTCCGCAGCCACGTTACTGGCGTTGATGTGCATACCCAAGTCAATCAGACGGATCAGCGAGATTGAGAGGGATTCCCCAACGGCGATGGACGTGCCGCAGGCAGTGTCGGGACCACCAGTTAGCTTGGTTCCACAATGCGGAATAATGGTAAACCGCATTTGAAGCTTGTGCTTTCCAAGATCAAGTTTCATCGGAGCTTTGCACAGCTGGTGAATAATACCCCCATAAACTTGGGGTAAACCCAATTGAACATACCGGCGCACATCACGACCTATGGTGTCGTAAGTTTGAGATTGATCACACATGCTCACATCCCCCTCAAGCCAAAAAGTGGCCCGAGGAGTTTTGATGAGAGCAAGATGATCATCGCCAGCGACGATGATACGAATGACATAATCATAGGCGCGACTACATGCTTGAACATCACCCAATACTCGCTGCATCCATTTCGTCAATTTAGCAGCAGTAGGGCGATAGGCGTAAGTGATCTGGAAATTAATCAAGAACCAATTAGGAACATGATTTCCATGGCGATTAGGAACTGTGGTAATGAATGCACGACCCTCATAATCCCACAGTTGTGCGAGGCGCTCTGCAACTTCATGAACAGCTGGGCCCAAAAAGGCTTGACAGCGTGGATCGAGTTGCGAGATGACTCGCGGGCGCTGAGCTGGAAGACCATTCTCCAAGCGAAACAAAGTTTCGTCAGTCTTCGCAAAGAGAGTGATAGTTTTACAACCCTTATCCGAAAGGCGGAAGTAGCGCTCGCGTATATCTTTCAACGCTTGCGCATTTCTCTTCCACTTCGCTCCAGAGAAAGCTGTTAACCATTTGTCTTCCATCTCCTCTGTGACCACAATTGGGTCAGGAGTGGAAAGTTGCCTAACCCCCCAATCATACAAGTCTGTCAAACCCTGATGGACTTCACAAGCAAAATAAGCCTGCTCTACCACCTCAAGATGACGTTTGATGAGAGGAGGGATACCGGGGGCTTCGGCCAACAACCGTGCACGTGCCATACAAATGGAATTCGAGACGGTCGAAGCCGGACGTGAGAACCAGACACCTGGGCAAATCGGAAGCGACAAAAGCGCCTTCGTAGCTGTTCGATATTGCCCAAGAGCTTCAAACAAAGAAGCTGGTAAGCCATGCGTGACCAATTGAAATTCTTTCGGATCACGCAAAGGTGGATACACTGTATGGCTCAACCCTTGTTTATGCCGATAAGGTAAAATAGGATAAGCACCGCTTGTCACCTGAGAACTCCAATCAGGTATTCTGTCAAGCCACGGACCCAATTGATTCTCGGAGAAAGCCTTCCCGACCACCATTGGGTCGGGAGCTAAGCCCGCAGGAACAGGGTCCGCAGGAACTACCGGATTCGGGTTCGGGGGTGGGGTCACGGGTTCACTAGGCCCGGGGCTGTTGCGATTTTGGACCAAAGCTAAAACCTCACTTGCGGATAAACCGGCAAATGGGGAAGCTACATCCGGTTCATCCGGGATGTGGCTCGCCACAGCCAAAGCAGGATTGTCCGATGAGCTCAAAGGCAAAGCAGTATGCCGATTCTGAGCATGCATCTTCGGTGATGGGGTCCATAAACAATACAGACCATAGCAGCAGATGGCCAAAAAAGCGACCAAGGGCAAACGCCGCAACCAACCCATAGGGAGCAACCATTTAGGGAGCTTCTCAAGGGCCAGAACTGCGTCTTCCGGAGAATCGCACCAAACCAACCTGCGCCAATCAACGTAGAGCCATCGGATGTAATACGTGGCCATGTAATGCACATCGGTCCAATCGGGCAAAAGCAACCGCAAAGCAAGGCGGAAGTTTTCAATGTCGGGGGCCGATTGCGCTAACATGACAACTGTCCCCATGAGACCGATCGACATGGAGACAGCATTCACGGAGGCATGAACCAAGATGTCCTTCCACAGGGAACCTGTGGTCATCATGTGAAGCGAACGCCAGCAAACAGACAGCATTACGCACCACAGGAGGTGATTCTTACCATTGACAGTCAACAAGGTTAAGTCTTGAGAAAACTCAGCAAACCAAATCAACCGCCTGAAGAACCAACCGACACCAGGAGCATGTTTGAATAATTCTTCACAAATTGGGGCTGCCAAAACAGCAGTTAGACAAAGACGTCTCCATGCTTTCAACGATGCACAGAGAGCGTCATAAGTCAAAACGCTGGCTGGCGAGACGATTGATGTACCAGTTTGAGCAACAACTGGTAACGTTTCGCCCGAGCTGGATGTGAGCTGGACACCAGTCAAGACTCTGACAAGAAGACGGATCAATTGTTTCGTCATCTTGACAAATGTCGAGACAAGGAGCGGAGCAAGACCCAAACGCCAGACGCCCCACATCACAACACTCGTGGTAGCCACCACTTTGAGAAGTAAACGCCCAAGAACAATCGGGTCACGAGTATTCGTTGGGACGCGCTCGCCAACAGCCGCCCGTAGATGCTTCAAGCGATTCCAAATTTGCCACGTCTCAGTAGGGACAATTGCAAATTGGTTGATAGCATCAACGGCAGGACCGCCAGCAACCGCATAGAGAGCGGTGTCAGCGGACAAAGCAGCGAATTCGTCTGGACCATATGTCATGAGAACAGAAGCTCCAGACACTTGAGCCAGACGATCGTTAACAGCTTGTTGGATAGCGGTAGTTAAAGCAGAGTTCGGGGTTCTTTGCAAAAAAGAACCTGTGACACGAGCTGCAATTTCACGGTTTATAACATGTGTGCGCACAACAGTGCTCATGTATAACCGATCACACCAAGTGCCGAACCATTGAGCGAGTTGCCCATAGGGTTGCAGACGCGAGCGAAAGCCAGCTGGAAGAGCGACTTTCTCCGCGAAAGCAACAGGGCGTGGAAAAGGAACATCATTGGCTCGGCGGCGTGACAGTTGCAAAACCATCATGCCGTTTTGAGCGGCCAAAGGAACCTTCTTGACCACTGCAACAGAAAGTCGAGGGTCAAAAAGCCATTCCATGTCCGGATGGGCATAGGATTCAGGAAGACCGGATTGTTGAGGAACCAAAATTTGGTTTCCAACCCGCTTCCAGAATACATCATCATTGATGAGACCAAACTCACCAGTGAGAACATGCCCTACCCAGAACAAAGCAAACGTCGAAGGAATGTCACCCTGCAAAAGAAATTCTCGTTCCTGGCGTGCGAACAATTCGCATTCATCCAAATACTTAAGAATTGCATCAGCAGTCAAATGGTAGACATCCACTAAGACGATTGCAGAAGGACCGTCCGGAATAGCCGTCGCGAACACATGGTCAAGGTTGGGTAAACCCAACACCAAGTCCGCACGGATCGGCCCCAAAACAGCGCCACCAGCCTGACGGATACGTACCTCGGGGCATGCCCGAAGGTCTTCCGACAATTTGGTGAGCTTAACCAACCTCTGTGCATCGCGTGAAGTATCATCTTTTACCTGGCCCATAACCGGGTAATAAGTGAGAGGCACTGTCCCCGGGGGGGGTTGGACAGCGCGCGTTGCATAAAGCGTCTCAAAGATAGCTAACATGCGGTGAGAGGGGAAAACGTCGTAAATGCGGGTAATTTTAGCATCCGCACAATGCATCAATAGTTGCTTGATAGCCCACATGCGGACCAACGCCGAGAAAGCATGCCCTGTAACCGTTTTCCGCGTGAGCGCGAAACCGGGAGAAGCAGTTCTTTGGCGGATCGTAGTGGGTGCAGCCCCCGCAACACCGGGGACAACAATGTCTTGCACAGATGCAAGGCCTTGTGCTGCAGCGACGCTCATCAAGTGAGCGTCATTTTCATTGAGAGGTAAAACATAACGGGCAAGACAGGCAGAATCCATTCACTGAAGAAAAGAGTGTCAATCTTGGC